AGCAATGTAGCCAATCCAAATTTAGCAAATGAAATAGCAACATCTCAAGTTGCTTCAGGTGTTGGTGATGTAGTTCCTGGTGCTGCTTCATTAGTTGGTCCAAGTATTCCAGGAACTACAACAGTTCCAACAACTTTAGCAAGTCAACAAGCAGCAGCACAAGCAGCAGGAGCAGGTGGTACAAGTGCAGGTCAATCTCTTAATACTATGTTTAGTGGTGGATTTGATGAAGGCATGAAAAATTTAGCAGGAGCAGCAATGACTCCTAGTGGAATGGTAGCAGGAACAGCAGCAGGTACAGCAGGCGTTATAGCATCACAAGAAGAGTTTGAAAGACAAATGGCTCAACTTACAGAAGATGAAGAAGAACGCAAAAGAAGAATGTATGAAATGTACCCTGAACAAATACCAATGGCTTCAGGCGGTAGAACTGGTTTTTATCATGGAGGAACACATAATCCTAGAATAGATGCACAAAGAGCAGCTAATAATATAGTTTTTGATGTACCTGATACTAATTATAGTAATATTAATTATGGATTAGATGGTATAGGTGGTGGTTTTAATGCTTATAGTACACCTGCAAGAAGAACAACTAGACCAATAGGTCGTGGTTTTATGCCAGGTTTTATGCCTGAGTATTCTTACTTTGAAGGCATGAACCCAAGTGCTACAGCTTTAGGTTATGACCCATTAGGTAATTTTCAAAATCCTCAATCTTATCAAGGAGGATATAGTCAACCTTCTAGAGGTAGAGGCGGTGCACCTTCTTTAGGTAGTATTTTTGGTCGTAGTCGTGGTATACAACCTATGCCTCCTGGTGGTGGTTTTATGAATGAAGGCGGTTATGGATATACTCCTCCACCTCCAATGTTTGCAGGATATGGTAATCCATTTATGCAATCAGCTAGCTATCAAGGATTCTATGGCGTACCACAAATGCAACAAATGATTAATCCATATGCAGCATTTTCACAAATGCCAATGCCTTATCAACCATATACACCTCCAGTAGAAACACCTCCTGATGATGGTGGAACACCTCCAGATGATGGTGGTGGAACAGGCGGTGGTGGAACTCCCCCTATATTACCTCCAATAGATATACCTGGTGATGGTAATTATGGTCGTAAAGGAGCTGTTACAAATCCTAACCCTATAGCACCACCAGATGATTTTGTTAATCCTATTGTTAATCCACCTGTAGGCGGACCAGCAGAGCCTCCAATAACACCTCCTATAACTATGCCTCCAATGCCGCCATCTATAGGCAGACCAGGAGAACCACCTATTAATGTTCCTGGAGGAACACCAGGGTTTTATAATAGACCAACTCCACCATTACCTGACCCTATAGCACCACCTCCTACAATAACAATACCTATTGAAGGTGGAGCAGATGTAACAATACCTGACTATAGTAGACCTCAACCTCCTAGACCAGAGCCTAGACCAGAACCAATAGCACCTCCTATTAGCGTTAAACCCCCTGTTGTAGCAGAACCTGCACCAATAGCACCTCCTGTACCAGAACCAGTAACACCACCTGCTATAGTACAACCACCTGTTATAGCACCTCCTAGAATAGAGCCTCCAATGAGGAGACCAGAGCCACCTATGTCAATAGGCGGACCAGGCGGTGGTAATATGACTGGTAGAGAAGAGTTAGGATTTGCTAATCAATTTGGTGGTCAACCTTTATATCCTATTGAAATAGCTAGACCAATTAAAAATCCAGCACCTGTTAAAACACCAGAACCAGCTACACAATCATTCTTTGATATGTTCTCAGATGCACCTCAACCACCTCAAATAGGAACTATGGACATAAGATATTATAAAGACCCAGTAACTGGATTAATGAAACAAGGTTCTAGTACAACTGTAGGATATAGAAATAAATTAAAAGAATATTTAGATTCTAATCCAGAAGCATCAGCTAATTACTATGAAAGAAATCCATTATTAAGTGAAGAAGAAATAGCTGAAAGAAATAAAGGTATGTTTAATCCAATAGCACGACCAAATTTAAGAGCATCTGCAGGTAATCCAGCATCAAATATTAGTAGTCAACCAGCAATAGCTTTGCCTAATGTACCAACTATGCCAATGACTTCTATAAATGCAGATATACAAGGAACTTTACCAGAACCTACTCTTAATCCTATGACTGGAACTATGGAACAGCCTTTATCTGAATTTAAACCTATAGCACCACCTCCTATAGCACCTCCTGTTCAGTCAGTAACAACACCACAGCCTATAGGTCAAGAACCACAACCTCCTCAAACTGGTGGTATACCAATAACAGGCGGTGGACCATTAGGTAGTGGAATATTACCTGTAGCTAATTTACCTTCAGGAACAAATGCTCCAACTGCACCTGCACCAAGAGCTATACAAGGACCAACAGGACCAGCTATGGGTGGTATAAGTGCAGTACCTACACCAGCAGCACCAGCTAATCAAAGAGGTAATTCAGGTAATGTTATTCCTGATTATATGCGTTCTTCTAATCAAATGACGCAACAACCTAAACCACCTATGAGTGGAGGTATCTTTGGAGCACCTATGTTTGCAGCAGGTGGAGATACTGACTTACCTAATGAAGGTCTAGAAGCTTTATCTAAAACAGAAAAAGGTAGAGAAGCTGTAGAAGCAATGGGTTATCAAGAAGGCGGTCAAACAGATATGATGCAAGACCCAGTAACACAAGATGTAATTATGTTTATTCTTGGTGAGACTGATAATGAAAATGCAATCAATGCTTTCGTAGAAAAATATGGTGCTGAACAGTTTATGTTCTTAAGAGATAAAATCTTAAAACAAGCAGCAGGCAATCCAGATGCACAAACAGAAGGTTTAATACAAGGTAATGGTAATAGCGGAATGGCTGATGACTTACCAGGTGTTATAGGCAATAAAGAAAAGATAGCTGTATCACAAGATGAGTTTATAGTTCCAGCAGATGTTGTATCTATGTTAGGAGATGGTAGTTCAGACGCAGGCTCTAAACAGTTATATAATATGATGGATAGAGTTAGACAAGCTAAAACTGGCGGAACAACACAAGCTCCACCACTTAATCCACAAAAGGTATTACCAGCATGAATCAAGTAGCAGAAAAAATAGAAATAGAAGTAGAAGAAGGTTTTGAAATATCGTTAATGCCTAGCGATAAGATGACTCTTGTATGGGAACAATGTGAAAAATTTCTAGAAAAATCTTGCAAACGCTCTAATGGTAGAAGTACACCTAAAGATGTATTTTATGATTGCCTTAATAACAGAGCTTCATTATGGATTATCTTTGATAAAGGTAGTTTAGACATCGTTGGATGTGCCATTACAAAAATAAATCAATATCCTACTGGCAAAAGAATGTTAAACATTGACCATGTAACTGGTAAGAAGATGAATGACTGGGCTGATAGAGGGCTTAAAGTTATATATAAATGGGC